CACCCGCCCAGAAGCAAAGAGTTGCAATATGGGCCTCCACCCGCACAGAATATGCAGTAGACGACCTCGTAAAAGCCCTCAAGAAGTTCACCAAATTCCTTGAGTCAGCCAGCTACGCCAATCATACCTTCTATCCCAAACTCAAAAGGGAGAGGAATACGAGCATGTTCCGCAAGAAAAAAAACAACCAGTAAGGCCGCTCCGTCTGAAGGTGTTGGGGCAATCAATGGCTTGCTGCTTCTTTCAAAGATATGATGAGGAGGAAGACGATCTAATCCCATTGTATCAATTCAACAAGTAACCAAGCGTAACTAAGATGTCATTAATTATAAAAAATAATCTAGTCATATACAAATACAAGAGTGGATTATGGTGTTACTGTACCTGTTGGTTGGTATATTGGTTATTTAATCTGGAGGGGTTAAAATTAAGAACTTTTGTATTCAAATTGAATTTCAACATATGGATAAGACCACCAACAAAAAATGGATCAAATAAAACATGAACAAGAATGTTTCATTAAGACTTTCAAAGATGCACAGAATCACTTTGTTAAGCGCATCTGGAACACCTTTGTTAGGTTAGACACTCTATGTTACTACAGGGTAGTTGATGTAGTAACACTCCTCTGGTCCCTGAACGTGATGAACATGGTCGCCGACTCCTTCAACTTTGTCTTCACCTCTATCCTGTTTGAGTCCTTCAAACTATTCTCTACACCTACTTTCAAGGACTTCCACTATAACGAGAACAAAAACATCCTCAAGAACCTGTACATTTTAGCTCGCAAGACAATCAAACAAGTAACCGCGGTTGAAATCCCTAAGAGTAAGAGTAAGACACATCTAGTATTTGGATTCTTGTTCTGTATCTTCCCCGAGTTCATCCTGAGGAAAGTAGTCCTTGGACCTCTCATGATCATTGCGTTCGGCCTCCTCCTCATGACCTCGTGGGTGGGCGTTTTCATCTTCATTCCTTTGTTTTACCTCTTATGGTACATCATCAAGTTTGTGTCAAAGAGCCTCTTAGTCTTCCTCGCAATAGTAACAACAACCATCCTCGCAATATGTGTGCCTCTGATAGCCGGTATGTATTTCGTTTTCATGTTAATCTTCATGTTTTCAATAGGTGTTGTAATGTTCCTAATCTACCCCCTCCTCTTCGGTCTCAGGGTCGCTATTCTTCTTGTGATAGCCCTTATCTACTATGTCCTCAGATCCATCTCAGTGATCAAGACATGCTGCTTCATCACCGAGGAGTCGGTCCCTGTCTAAAGGTATATATACAACCCGTTGTATATAAAGAGAGTTCCATTTTTATACCAGAATACACCTAGTGAAGGCTCTAAAGCTAATCATCTATATATCAAAATGGAATGCCAAATATGTTGTAACAAATACACCTCAAAACTGAGGCGAAAGTATACATGCATTGAGTGCTCGGAAAGTGCGTGCGCCGGGTGCGTATTCAAACACATGATGGGCAACCTGGGAGATCTCAAGTGTCTCTTCTGCGACGCCCAGATCCTAATCACGGACCTGAGGGAGTACCTATCCGCCTCCAAATACAAACATCTCGCCGACAAAGAGGCAGACCATCTTTTCCAACTCGAGATCGGCATGATCGACGCCACAAAGGCCGCCCTTGACGAGGAACAGCGTCTCATTGAGATGGAGGTCGTCATCAGGTGGATGCGAAGAGACGGGTTGAACGATATGCAGATCTTCCACGCACTAACCGATATGGGATACATGAAAGAGAGGCCTAAGAAGACCTTGTCTCTCACCCACACGTGTCCTAAATGTAACAACCTCTTAACAACCAATACACAAAGCACCCCGGGTAGCGGCAAAGCACAAGCCCCTGAATGGGAATCGTATACTTGCGACTCATGCAAGATCAAAATATGTAGTCTCTGTATTGAGGAAAGACAGTCCAATCACCAGTGTAATAAAGACGTTCTAGAGACGCTCAAGCACATACACGCCACGTGCGAGACCTGCCCCAAGTGTCAGGCTATAATTGAAAAAGAGAGCGGGGGTTGTGACCAGATGTTCTGTACCAAATGCAATACCACTTTTTCATGGACCACCCGCCGCATCCTGACCAAAGGCGAGATCCACCACAACCCCCACTTCTACGAGTGGCAACGACAGCAAAAAGGAGCTGCCCGCAACCCATTGGACAACCCGTGCGAAGGCCGCTTTCTCATCAAGTGCCAGGAAGAGCTCAATGATATAACCATCCTCCCAGAGACGCTGGCCACCAGCACCCTCAAAGGCGCCCAGAAAGAGGTCAAAAGAGCCGTTGAGGAAGCGACAGGCGACCCAAACCACAAAGGCGTCCGTCTGTCGGTTGAGAAGGGGTCTTATCTCAGGTTCATACAGGGTATGTTGGTCCATTCTATAGAGACCATCGTGGGTATCCAGGAGCGCGACGACTTCATCCGGTATCAATTCAGGGCGCGCTACCTCACCAAACGTTTCAATTACAAACGGTGGCAGACGAGATTCAAACAACACATCAACACTCTTCGTAGAAATAATGAAACGAAGGTCCTCCTGTTGGCGTGTCTTGACGCGCTGTACTACATAACGATGACGGCGGACGGGGACACACACATGTTGGAACATCTGTTTGCCTTCATAACGGCCGGTCTCAAAACGGTGCAGGATCATTATGGAAGAACATTCAATTATATGATCAGCACTGAGAACGTGATACTTCCATACATGGTTTGAATGAAACTTACTCATAACCTTAGGTTATGATTACATTTTATTTTTGGTATCTAGTGCCATCTCGTGATTCCATGGGGTAGACGAGTCGGCATAGCAGAACTAGATCGCCATCGCGCCTAACGAATCGGCGACGCGACGTGCAGCGGTTGAGCCGTTTTCATTTTCCTGCAAAGGACTGTGTATTCAGTCTTTTTCTCTGGCTTTTGGGCGCTCAGATCGGCATAGTCATCAAGGGTCATCGGTATGATGTTTCTGGGCCGTCGTCGAATCGCTGTGCAGCCCCGTCAATGTAGGAATGCCGATATAGCTTGTATCGCTTTCCAGCATTCTGAATAGGGCCTTGTTTATCAGAATGGAAGATCCAAATCATGAGGGGGGATGCCTTGTTTGAGGCATGCTGTGTACTTGGCTGTTTTTCTCGTAATTGAGCATGCTGTTTTCATCTTGAGCAAGTAGTTTTCGGTTTCCTATACTCACAACCTGCAGTTGCCGCACTTAAACTCGCATCTCTTGGATGTATGTAAAGCTATAAAGGTGTGACCTAAATTGGTCACTTTCTGAGTATAAAAATCAATCTCTCCTTGAGATATCACACGGCTAGGCATAATCTTTACCTATAGCCATGAGTCGTTTTTATATCCAAGAGATATAAAATATAAAATGTTACGGAAACCAAGAGCAGTTAAAGTACTGGGAAGCCAAGCGTGACGTGGTTAAATTAACCACCGATCCGACATTTAGTCCTGTATGGCTCCTATAGTGACCTTTTCAGACACTATATTCCTCCATACAGCCAGCTCACCCAAAGGCTTACTGGGGTCCGACTGAACATTGAGCCAGCTCCGCTTTCGCGGTCCTGACCGACGAGTGACCCAGTCTGTAGCGATCCAAAGGGGTTTTAGGCGAAAGCAAGCTCGCTTAACCCCCGGCGCAAAGCGCCAGTGAACATCTCTCGACGTTCTTGAACCGACGGTCTTACCCACATCCCTTTCCCGGAGGATGTGACCTTTGACCGTTTTCACTCGCCTAGCCTGTTCAGCATAAACACTCCGATCTCTCTACGAGCTCTCGTTCATGTCTATGCCTAGGTGGGGACCGTCATCCCCGTACCACCACAATCCCACTGGTCGTTTCCGACTCAGCCCGAGATCATGGCCGACTAGATGCTACCAGGGTATCATGTTGTTTCATGATTCATTAGCAACAAGCAATCATCTGAGGAATATTCATTCCGTGTTGCTGCTGCCTCGGGACCTCACGATCCCACCCGCACCTGTTGTGGAGCGCTTTCGTTTCTCCACCAGAAATCCTGATAATGTTCGTATTCAAACCAATGATGATGAACTCATAGGTCTGCGCGTAGTCCTGTCCGGATCCAGCGACACCAGTACCTCCCGCACCCACGACAGCGGCCGCAGAGGCAGCAGGCACAACGCTCACGTTGGTCAGCTTACCGTAATTGGTAGAACCAAGGGGATCAACGTTGTAGAAGCCCAGAGAGTACGAGTACAGATGGTACCCAGTAGGCTCTGGGATGCTGGGCGCCTTATAGAAGGGTTCAACAAGGGAGTAGTAGTCAGAACCCATCTGGTTGAGACGGTTGGTGTTCTCGTAGGTAAAGGTCGTGTTGGCAATAGGATCGAACGCACCAGATGGCTCAAACACAACCACCTGAGGACCTGGGACAGGGGAGGCAGATGTGTAGTTGGACCAGATGTTGCTGTTGGTGATGTTCCTGACCGCGAAGAACAGAGCCTTGATGGAGTGTGAGAACCTGATGTCGTAGCTCTGGTTGGGGTTGGTGTGTGGAGTGAAGTTCTGTCGCGGGGCTGTTTGAACCTGTTCGATGAGGATGTCTCGGGGTGCGCAGGCCATCCGTTTACGCTCCTCATTGGACACGATCGAGTAGTTGGCCCAGACCTGGATGTTGGTGAGTTCGGGGGCGGCGGCGATGTCGATTCCGACGACGGGCACCACCGAGGGGTTGATGTTGGCGACGGGGACGCTGTTGTCGAGGATGAGCAGCTCGTTCCAGTTGCGGAAGTTGAACGAGATGCGCATCTCGTTGTAGGGCAGGGCAGCAGTGGTCTGGCTGACCAGGGGAGCACCAATGACGTGGGGCGCGATGAGGTTGTCCACGTTACCGATCATGTTGTCGTAGCCCACGCGCTTGCTGGCGCTCACGGTGAAGGCGGACCAGAAGTCGAGGAAGTAGTTGTCGAAACGCTCGGCCACAAGATCGTTGAAGGAGATGCAAGCCTCCCTGATGAGGTTGTGCATGAAATTGCGGGTCCAGCGAATCCTACCGTTGGCGCCAAACTGGTTTCCCTGCAGGAGGGTGACTTCGGGGACGGTAAGACGAAGCCACGCCTGTAGGAGGTAGTCTCCCGCTCTGGAGATGGAAACGGACCACTCCTGGTTGAAGCCTGCTGCGCCCGAGGAGCGGGACAGGATGACCGGCACCTGGGTGAACCAGGTTGATTTGCGGGTCTCTCGGACAAAATACGCAAAAGCCTGGTTTGACCCGTATTGGTACTTCTCAATCTCGTCAAAAGTAGCAAGATCAATAAATCCGCTAGTG